TGATTTTGGTATTGCTAGTATTAATCCAGCAGACATTATTGATGCAACTGCATTGGTTGTGTTTAACACAAAGAACCGTAAGTTGGGCATTTACTATGCACAAGAACATGCGGCATTCAAAGTTAAAGGAACTTCGTTACTGTTCTTCGATGAAACACGCAGTGTACAAAAGACAGTGCGTAAACCAAATGAAGTATTGCCAAATTGGAAAAAGGTAACCAAACACAAACTAAAAACACAGTTCGGATATCTCAAAACAACTGAAACAAAACTAAACGGCAGATTCAATGCTGATACGATTATCTTAAAAGCCTTCAAGTAATAAATACTTGTATGGCATTAAAAGATGATATGATCAAAGAAATAGAACTACGTTTAGGTGGTCAGATGGTTGATGTTGAACTCGACCCTGAACATTATGACTTGGCTATCAAGAAAAGTTTTGAGAAATACAGACAACGCAGTGAAAACAGTGTTGAAGAAGCATTTGTCAAACTTGAACTAGTCAAAGAAGTAAGTGAGTACACATTGGATGCAGATGTTATTGATGTGTTTGATGTGTATAGACGTAGTAGTGGTACACTAAACAGTGCGAGTGGCGGTGACATTGAACCGTTTGAAACTGCATACTTAAACAACTATCTATTGTATAGTGGTAGAGCGGGCGGGATGGCAGTGTATGATGCACTTGCTCAGCACAGAGAAACACTAGGTAAAATGTTTGGAGAAAATTACACGTTTACTTGGAATACTGTAACCAAAAAACTATTGTTGCACAGAAAAGTCAAAGCAGATGACACAGTGTATATACATGCATATAAACAACGCAGTGATGAAGAACTATTGCAAGACACATATTGTATGCCATGGATCAAAGACTATGCACTAGCACATGCTAAACTAATGCTAGCAGAAGCACGTGGCAAGTTTAATACTATTGCAGGTCCGCAAGGCGGCACAAGTTTAAATGCTGATGCATTGCGTATGGATGCACAAGCAACAATCGACAAACTAGAAGATGACCTCAAATATTATGCAGAAGGTCAAGCTGGTTTGGGCGTTATTATCGGTTGACAAAATTGCCTGATCCTATTATTATATAAACATGAAATTAAAATTACTAGTAATTGGCCATGGGCGACATGGCAAAGATACTGTCTGTGAGATTCTCAGAGACAAGTATGGTTATAGTTTTGAAAGCAGCAGCAAGTTCTGTTCAAAACTTTTTATATACAATGATCTTAAAGAAAAGTACAGCTACACAAACGAAGAAGAATGTTATGCAGATAGACACAATCACAGACAAGAGTGGTATGAAGCTATTTGCGACTACAATGTACCAGATCCTGCTACACTAGGCAGAGAAATGTTCCAAGAGTATGATATCTATTGTGGGTTGCGAAACAAAAAAGAATTCCATGCTATGAAAAATACAGGTGTGTTTGATTATTGTATATGGGTTGATCGTAGTGATCACTTGCCACCAGAGAATAAAAATAGTATGAGTTTGGAACAATGGATGGCTGATTATACAATCGACAATAACGGTACGTTACAAGACTTAGAATTTAATGTGCAACAACTTATAGGACATATTGATCCTTACAGTGTGTCAGAATAATTAAGTACTAGGTTAACCTCTATATTCCCCCTGATATATAGTCACTCTGGTAAATACTACTAGCAACCAATTCAATAGAGGAGAATGCAATGGCGTTAGTATCACCAGGTGTTCAGGTTAGTGTAGTAGATGAAAGCGCATATGGCGCACCAGGTGCTGGTACAGTACCACTACTATTAGTAGCCACAAGAACAAACAAAACAGATCCTACCGGTAGCGAAGCAGACGGTATTGCCAAATATACTAAAACAGCCCAAGCTGGTAACGTAATTAAAGTTACTAGTCAGCGTGAGCTAACACAGTTTTTTGGTAACCCAACGTTTACTACTGTAGGTACAGCAATTACACAAGGCAGTGAGACCAGTGAATATGGTCTAATGGCTGCATACAGTTATCTTGGACAAGGCAGTCAGGCGTATGTAGTACGTGCAGACGTTGATCTTGCTCAACTAGAAACAACAACCACAGAGCCAACAGCGGCTTATAGTACAGCAAATGGTCTATGGTTAGACACAGATGCAAGTAAATTTGGTATCCATCAATGGAACAGCACCACTAATAAGTGGGAAGAAAAAACTCCAGCAGTACAAATTAATGTAGACGATGGCACAGATGTAGGCGGCGATGTACATACACCAAGTGGTGCAAGTGCAGCCACAAACGGTACATTCCTAGTTGTTGTTCATGTTGACAACGAAACAAGCACAAGTGCAGCTCGTCAAATGAGTATTGAATACTTTTATGGCGTAGGCGGTGCATGGGAAGTAATGGACAGTGATGCAGACATGACAGGCGCAATTGGCGTATCATATGCACCACACTACACAGCTCCTGCAAGCCCATCAGCCAACGATGTTTGGATTAAAACAACACGCCCAGGCAATGGTTTAAATCTTGCAATTAGTCGTTACAATGCAACAAGTTCAGCATTTGCTACAGCAACAGTACAAGGTGTAACAAGCACACAAGCAGATGGCGCTGGCGCTATTGGCGACTTTGTACCACAAGATGGTTCAAGTACAACTGCTCTTACATCAAGTAGTGCTACAGTTGGAAACTTATTACTTGACCAACAAGCCAACACTAAAGCAACTATTGCTATCCGTGAAGTAGTAACTGGCGGCGCAGTAGGCGATTTGACTGCACCAGCAGTGCTTGCACAAGCTGCAACACCAACTGCTACAGCGGCTTCAGGTACATACTGGTTTGATAACACAATTAACAGTTTAGACCTATACAAAGTAAACAGTGGTAACTACACAACAACTAGTGCAACATACAGCACAACTGCTCCAACAGGACCAAGTAGTGGTGATGTTTGGGTTGACACAACACTAGCAGGTGAGAACCAAGCTAATGAACGTGCTTATCCAATGATCAAAGTGTACAACGGCGCAAGTTGGATCACACACAGTAACACAGACCAAACAAATACAACAGGTGTATTGTTTGCTGATATTACTGATACAGCAGCTGATGCATCTAACGGTGGTAATGCTACTACTATTAGTGGCGCACCAAATGCAGCAGTTTATCCAGATGGAATGATTGTTGTAAACATGGCACAAAGTAAAAACACAGTGCGCAGTTGGAACGGTACAGCATGGAGAAATGCAGCGGCTAATCATGCAGATGGTAGTGGTGCATTTGGTAGATTTGCACAACGCAAAGTTATCGCAACAGCAATGCAAGCAGTGGCGGCAGGTACAGATCTCAGAGACCCAAGCAACAGATTTAGCTTAATTGCTGCACCAAACTATCCTGAGCTAGTAGACGAAATGGTAACATTGAACAGTGACAGAGGCGAAACAGCATTTATCATTGTTGATGCACCAATGCGTAAAAACCCAACCGACGTAATTAGTTGGACACAAAACACAGGTAGTGCAAGTGAAAATGGCGAAGATGGACTAGTAACAAACAACACTTATAGTGCAGTTTACTATCCAGCAGGTCAAACATCAGAGCCATTAAATGGTAACACTGTAACAGTACCGCCAAGTCATATGGCACTTTATACATTTGCATACAATGACAACATCAGCTTCCAGTGGTTTGCTCCGGCAGGCTTAACAAGAGGTGTTGTACAAAACGCAAGTGCAGTTGGACACATCACTACAGAGGGTGAGTTCAAAGCAGTTAGCCTTACACAAGGTCAACGTGATGCGATGTATACAGCCAAGCTAAACCCAATCACAACATTCCCAGGACAAGGAACAGTAATCTTTGGACAGAAAACACTGCACACAACTACAAGTGCATTGGATAGAGTTAATGTTGCAAGATTGGTAGCTTACCTAAGAGATCGTTTCGACGAACTAGCTCGTCCATTCTTGTTTGAAGTTAATGATGCTCAAACACGTGAACGTGCTAAGATTGCGTTTGAAAGATTCCTTGCAGACATTCTCAGCCGCAGAGGTCTTAATGACTTTGCAGTTGTTTGTGATGAGAGCAATAACACTCCTGCAAGAATTGATCGTAACGAATTTTATGTTGATGTTGCAATTGAACCTTCAAAAGCGGCAGAATTCATTTACATTCCAATTAGATTAGTTAATACAGGCACAATTGGTACTACAAACTAAGAAAATTAACATAATACTTAATGGACGGCTCATGTCGTCCATTTTTTTTGACTGGTTTTTAATAAATACTAACAGCCGGTATATAAGGAGAAATCGATGGCAGTAATTACAACACTAGGTGTTCCAGATAATGCAGGTAACACAACAACAATTATGCCAAAGCTACAATATCGTTTTAGAGTGACGTTTATTGGTGATGGCTTTAGTGCATCTCCTACTAGAAGTGTAATCAGTGTTAGCAGACCAAGTCTCACACACGATGAAGTTCTAATAGATGCATACAATTCAAGAATTAATTTAGCAGGTAAACATACCTGGGATCCAATCACTGTGGTTCTCAGAGATGATGTTGACAGCGTAGTAATACGTGAGCTTAACAATCAGCTCAACAGACAAGTTGACCATGCTAATCAATCAAGCTCAAGAGCAGGCAGTGGTTATAAGTTCCAAATGACTGTAGAAAGTCTAGATGGTGCTAACCCAACACCAGGTGTACTTGATAAGTTTGAACTAGCAGGTTGCTATATTCAAAATATTCAGTACGGTGAAATGGCTTATGCAGCTAGTGAGCAAGTACAGGTAACTGTATCAGTACGTTATGACAATGCAGAAATTTATGATGCAGCAGGTAACGCTACACTTACAGGCGTAACACCTGATCAGACACGCAGCAACGCAACTGGCGCTGGTACCTAATAGGATATAAGTATGGGATTAGCTAGTAGAACCGGCCCTTTTAATGCTGCCGCTGAAATATTCGGTGTCGACGATCCCGTACTTAATAAAACACCGAGACTAAAATATAATTTTAGTATTGAGTTTATTCTAAATGAGAATGTAGTAGCACCTCAAGTACAACAGCGTAATTTTGTTTTTAATAGAGTAGTTAGCGTTGGTTTACCCGACGTTGACTACGGTATTACACAACTTAATCAATACAATAGAGTCAGACATATACCAACACGAATGAGTACAGGTACTGTACCTATTGTGTTTTATGATACCAAAGACAACGAATTTCAAAATCTAATGAAAGCATATGCAGGTCATTATTTTCATGGACATGAACTAGATACTGTAAACTTTAACAGTTATGATGTGCTTGGTCAAACATTTGCAAGTGGTGCAGGACATGCATTTGGAGCAAAAGCAATAGCACAAAACAGTAGATTCTTTTTTGAACAGAT